TAGAAGCATACAAGGCAAGAAATAACTATACTGAAAACATTGGAAGTTATATTGATCGAATGATGATTGCAGGGAGGATTAAGAAGAAAGATGAAAAAATGGTTCGTGACATTCTTGATGCGAGGTTCCATGAGCATGGGACAACTGGTATAATTAATGCCTATAAGAACTTATCATATATTGATACTATGGGTAGTCCTATATCAGCTATAACGCAGATTGGTGACTTAGCTTGGGCCATGTATGTAGGCAAAGTATGGACACCTAAAGGATTTGTTAATACTGGTAAGAACTTAGCAAAAGCTATAACAGGTAATTCAGAAATAACTAAAGAAGATTTAGGTATTGAAAGAATTGCTCAAGAATTTGCTGATGGAACTACACTTAGTAAGGCAGTTAGTAAAGTTTTTAAAGTAGTTGGTCTAGAAAAGATTGATTCAATTGGTAAAGAGGTTCTGATTAATAATGCTTTAGATCAATACAAAGCTGAGGCAAGAGCGAATCCAGAAGCATTGGCAAAGGCAATCAAGCCGACCTTTGGAAGCAAATCAACTGACGTAGTGCAGGAGATTCTTTCTGATAATCCATCTGATAATGTTAAGATGCTGCTTTATTCTAGACTGCTAGATTTTCAACCAGTTGCATTATCTGAGATGCCTGAGATATATCTGAACAGTGGTAATGGACGAGTATTTTATATGCTCAAGACTTATACCATGAAGCAGATGGATGTATTTAGGAAGGAAGTAGTACATAATCTTAAGTCTGATAATCCTCAGCAAAAGCTGCAAGGGATTACTAACATGGTTCAGTTAATGTCTTTGCTTACACTTGCTAATGCTGGTGCGGATGAGCTTAAGGATTTTATGTTAGGCAAGGAAACAAAGTTTAGTGATCACCTTATTGAGAACTTCTTGACAATGGGTGGCGCGTCACGTTATACTAGGATGCAAGTATCGAAAGAAGGTTTTGGATCTGCATTGGTTCAGCAGATTTTGCCTCCGACTAAGTTTGTTAATGCCGCAAGTAAAGACATGGCTGAAGGTTATAAGAATCATGTATCAGGTGATACTAGTAACTTTGATCATGCAAGGATCATTGATTCAATTCCTGGGATTGGTAAACTTTATTACTGGCATCATGGTCGAGGATCAGATCAGAAGAAATCTATTGATGAACAGGAGTTTAAGAAGGTAAGCAAAGACTCAAAGTTGTTTAAGAAACAGTTAGAGAACTCTGATGATAAGAGATTGTTTATAGAGACTAATTTAGATAGATTTAAGCAGATGAAACTACAGGAGAATTTTCAATCAGCATTGAATAGAAACAAGGCAGTGATTAACAAGTTGGAAAAGATACCATCTACAGAAAATGTTCTGACTAGGCTTGGACAACTCAAAGCTCAGAGAGAACAAATCCTGAAGAGGTATTTTGAGGTAAGCGAAACTATGAATTAATTGGCTAATAAGATAGGGTGTGGAAAGTCCATGCCCTTATCTTTTACTCTCCTTGGACTTTTGATTTTTGCTATCTGCTTTACACATTCTGGATATGAAGTAAACGCATGTTTGTTAAGGGTATATACTGTACCTGAACCTATTCCAGTTTCATCGCACATATAAGATTCGGTATATGATTTTTGTGGCTTATAATTATCAAACATTTCATCATCATCGCCACTGCCTTTTGAGTCTACATGAATTATGGTTATCTGCCCAACAGTTAAATGCCTAGGCTCATCATCGCCTGTAACCCAAATCTTGCTTCCTATATTTGCTACTGATTGAAAGATCATTTATTTATCCTTGAATTTTATCGGGCATGGTTTAGTTGGATTAAGTCTTGCTAAGTCTCTTTTATAATTACTATAAAGGTCAGTCCAATCATTTATTTCTTTGCTGAAATATTCTGAAAGTTCATTGCCAGTCTTTTCTGTACAGTGCCCATGATGACACTTGAAACTCATATAACCATTCGCCATAATAAACACTGTAGCTCTATCATCTGAAGGATCAGTATGAGTATCAGACCAAGGACAACTAACATCGTAACGACCTTCATTGATTATACTCTTAAGTTCAAGTGATTGCCAGCCAGGATGTTGCGCGGCATAATGATCTTCAAGAAATTCATAATCATCTGATTGTTTGTATTTAGAAGACTTGCTTAAGTCAATATCAAATGACTCAGCTAAAGATTCAATATCTACTGTTACTTCTGGCTGCCAAATTACTAAGTTACATTTAAAGATTTTGCCATTGTTCAGTGCAACTTTACTTGCCTTAGTGTTATAACCTTCTGGAAGTCTAACATACCTTGTCACGCCGAGCATTCCTGAATCAACACCATTTGGACAAATCTTATGTACTATGCCTGTCAGGAGATTCTCAACCATTGCTCGATCTTTGCATGGATCGGTTAATATGTATCCCCATTGCTGACTGCCAGGACTGGTTTCTAGTATCCAGCTAGGTGCTGGTTTATTTAAGACAAAACTTAAGTCGATCTTTTCCCCAACATCATCAATTACTATACAATGAGTTGATTTAAAAAGTTCTTTTCTGCGGCGTGCTAACTGCTCAGATGTTTCGTTAAATAAACTAATTGTAAAATATTGATTTGAATAATCTCGTAAAGGTCTATTGACATAATGATCTCCTAACCATGCGAGTTTGCTTTCATCATTAAAGCCTTGTCCAGGATCGTGAAAGAAATCAGTCACATGGGACCAGATGAAATTCTCTTTAAAGATCGCCTGAAGAAATTCTTGATTAGGTATATTCATAATTAATTATATAGATGGTTCTGAATATTCACCAATATTATTCATGATATTTCTGCCGGACTGACTTAGTTTTGTACTGTCTGTTATTGCTTGAAGCTGTTCAACAAAATGGCATTTCCAATCATCTGATATCTGACCTATGAAATTAAAGAACTCTGCTTGTTCATCTGCTGACATATCACAGAATACAAATGCTAACTCTAGTGGATTAGGTCTAACTTGAATCTCAATGTGTCTTTTTACTTGATATATTCTAACCTCTCTTGATTTGAAATATTCATAGGTGAAAGTTTCGTTTCGTTGTTCATAAGTGAACAGAAAATTAGAAAAATTAAACTGTAAATATGGCTCTACTAATCACTTGATTATAACTTTCGTTCACGCATCCAGACAACCCTTCAACGTATGGAACGCCATAGGTCCCGATCCCTTTGCGCTTATATGATAGGGATTGTTATTAATAATTTCATATTATTCTGCTGGTTTGAAATCATTAGTAAATGTCTGCAATGATTCCAGAAGATGTTTTATTTTTTCTTCTGATGCATAAAAGCTTTCTAGTTCATTTGCTGCCTGTAATCTTGCTTCACGCATCTCAAGATCGTCAATTCCATATGGGTTACGTAAATGATGTAACATGATCTTTTTATCCATGTAAGTCTCTTTAAAATTATGGTTTTTGTCGTTGTGTGGCCCGTGACAACACGTAAAATAATTACCGTTACGCCACTACACGTTTTTAAATCGTGCTGTCACGGGCAACACAGAAGGTTTATTAAATCACTTTGTTAAGTACTTCATTAGCAAACTTATTTAAATATTTAATACTAGCGCTAGCAAGTGTAATTAAGATAGTCCACCCAATAGTAAATTCTAAAAATGGAACTAAGCTAATATCAAAGTCTCAAATATTAAATGCAATGAGTCCTCCAAGAAGTTGTAAAAAAACACCAGTAAAAAGATTTATAATTATTCTCATATTTTAGCCCAAGGTTATAATTTCTAACTTAACTAATTCAAAGAAGCATCGTTGTGTTGCTGTGATATCTGCGAACGCGTCATGTGCGCCATCAAAACCTTCATTGAAAAGAATCTCATGAAGCTCAATTAACTTGGGCCACTTAGGTCGATTAGCTTTATTCTTCAATCCACAAAAATTAACAACTGCTTTATCTCTCATGGTACAGTAGCCAGGCATTTCAAGATAGAAAGCTGAACGAGCTTCGTCAGACATATTGTCAACATTTCTTTCCATTAGCTGTGTAACATACTTAATATCAAAAGCATGGTTATGGCAAACAGTTAGGTCAGCTTGACGGAGCAGAGTACCAAATTGATCTGCTGCATCAAGTTCTTCAATACCAACTTCGTCTGCTTTCTCAGAAGAGATTCCATGCACGCCCTGCGCAAAGTGATTCATATCTCGCCCATATGATTTGATGATAACATCCATCTTCTCAAAGACTTCATTCTTCGATGCTAAGATTGCACCAATCTGAACAGTCCATGCTTGATCAGGATGATCTGCTGATAAGTCTTTCTTAATAAAACCTGATGTTTCAGTATCAAAGAAAAGTATCTTAGTATCATCTGTTAATTCAATTGCATCTGCCATGTTGTTAATTCTCCAAGTAAATTTGTTAGTTCATTGCTTTTATACAAATATCAAGTATTTGATTTACTATAAATGAAATTAATGCCACATATAATAACGTATTAAGTATTTTATCATTCATTATATCTCCTAATTCTTTTGTTTAAGTAGGTTTCTGTCCATTAATCTGAAGACTGATTCATCCAAGTATCCTGAGCGATCTACTTCTTGTGTAGTTTGAGCAGCAAAATATCGTGTTGCTGTAGCAGAGGATTCACAAGTAATTAATCCTGATTGCTCTGCCATTTCAACATATCCACGAAGCTGGTTCAAGTTCTCAACATCCATATGAAGGGTTCTTGATAACTCAATCCAGTCAAAAGATTCATGTTCCTTGATAAAGGTTAAGAATTTCGCATAAACATCTGACTGACTAGATAAGCCAAGACCATAGAATGCATTTGGCATTTCTTGCTCAGTCACCTGCAATATTGCTAAAGCTTTTTCAAAGTGTTTATCAGTAATTATCATATCGCTTGATTCAGATGCAGAGACTATCATACATATCTTATTCAGATGTAGTGGTCGTCTGTGGTTATAGCCAAGAAACTTTTCTGACATAACCCCTGACTCATCATAATCATGCTCATACCATCGTACATAAGCCTTGAGAAATTCAGGTGATAAAATAAACGGGCCTGATAAATTCGCTATTTCCTGCAAATCATTTTCAAGATCCTTGCTAGTTTGTTCCTCTTCCTCAGTGAGAAACTGTAATGCTGTTCTCTGTTTTGGCCCGTTACCGACAACAAAAATAATACGAGATATTAAACCCCCACCTACAGCATCTTGGCTAAGTTTTGATTGCAGCAAACTGGGTGTGATAGCTCCGATGATTGTCAGCCAGCAGTTTGATATATCTTCATTTTTTCTTGCAAGTGTTTTATACTTCCAACTATCTGCACAATCAAACAGATCAGTCAACGAAGGTATAAGCATTTGATCTTTGTCAGTAAGAAATACTTGGAATTCTTCTGACCAGATAGAAACACTCTTATGTTTTTTAGTCAAGCCTTGTGGATCAACATAAGTATCTTCACTGTCCATGAGTTCTTTATAAAGTGCCTGTGTAGAACCAAGCGAATCAGCACCCATAGAAACACTCAAAGCCTGTACCATTGATTTAGCAATCTTCATTGCAGTGCCCTTACGTCCTCCAGGTGGACCGACTAAAGAGATAAACAAGTTTGGATAAACAAAACCACGTAATTGTCCCCAATTGCAATAACACTTTCGCCTGAGTGCCGAGCTAATTGCAGTAAGCCCTGACCATAAATGATACAGTTCAGGGGGTTCTGTCCTCTGCGTGTATTTCATATAATTTTCAAGCCAATCTTCTAATTGTCGTGACATTGATTAGCCTTTAAGGTTTTTCTATTAAAAAGATTTGTCCATGTAAATATGGTTTTATATTTTTTCCTGCTCCTGTTAAATCTTTTAACCATACTAATCTTTTTGTCATTCTAACAAATCTTACATAATGGACAGTCGCACCTTTACCTAAATTAATATACCATACATCATCTTTCATAGCATCAATTACACCACGATCATCAGCTGTACGATATAAATATTTTGTTATATTAACTCCTTTTTCACCCATATCAGAATCCTATTTTTTCAATTGCCATATCAATTTCAGGCTGGTTAAATTTAGCAATTTCTGCTGTGTTACCTGCCCACTGCGTTCCAATCTTGGCGTCGAGACCTATTGTAAAGCTCTTACCTTTGTAAGTAAAAGTATGTTTCATGTGCTCATCTACTATTAAAAGAATGTTAAGTAGATTCGGTATCTGATCTTGATGAAATTGAAAAACAACTGAATCATGTACAGTAGTTAGCATTTGAATATCAAAACCATCTTTGCCAAGTCTTGGATCATTGACACATTTATTCATTCCACGATTGAGAAGTTCAGCTACAGTAGATTGAGGCTTATAACTGTAAGCATTGCGAAATAATGCTGGAGCCATTTCACCTAAGAAACGCTTTGGCCTACCGAAAAGATTATACAAGATTCTTGATGCCTGAACTTCTTCTTCAATACTACGATGCCAGCGTTTTAGTCCTGGGAATCTATCAGTATAATTAGTAAGGAGCTTTTTACATTCTCCCTGACTCATGAAGATTTCCTCAGCCGCTAGGTTATCAGAGAAAGTCTGTGGACCCATACTATAGTTACTTGCATGAACAACTTTCTTTCCCATATATCGCATGGTAGATTTTTGATCTACTTTCTTTGTTCTTGCTTCCTCAATAACTTGCTTAATTGGGACATGAAAAATCTTACTTGCATTGAAAGAGTGTACGTCAATTCCACTGACAAAACTCTCGATCATATTCGCATCTTGTGCTAGATAAGCAACTACATGAGCCTCAGCCTTTGCTAAATCCATCTCACATAAGATATAATCCTTATCGGCAATGAGAAAATATTTAAAGACATAAGGTTGGTTCTGTAAATTGCTGCCAGTACCAAAATATGTTTTCTCTGTTGCAATTCTACCTGATACTGTGCCAGAAATCTTATGATTACATCGAAGTCTTTTGTCCTCATCTACATCAATGTTAAAATAAGTACTTACCAGTTTTCCATACTTGCGGATTTTGATTATTAGCTTTGCTTCAGTAGAACCCTTATCACCTTTCTTAGCGATCCTATGTAGTGCAACTGTTCCGCATGTGGCATTTTTAGTCTTCTTATTAATGTATGGCTTGATCATACAGATGCCATAGAAATATGCAATCATCTGCTTAGCTGAATTAACATTAAGCTCTTTGCCAACTATTTCATTTAACTGGCTTTGTAGCTTGAGGATTTTTTCTTCATATTCTGCTTTAGTCTTTTTGATTCCTTCTGTATCTGTTAAGATTCCATTGAACTCCATTTCCATCAGCGGTTTATGGAGGTTCATCGTGTATTCCATATCACCAGTAGCTTCGAATTCTTCTAACTCGGAGATCAATGCATCAGATATAGGTAACAAATATGCAGAGTCTTTTGCGTTATATGTCCAGTATTGTGGCCAGTCTTTGATTACTTTCAGGTGACTGAGCTTGCCCTCATCCTTGTAGTATGGATAATAAGTATAAGCAGCAGTCAAGTAATCTAAGCCTTTAGGAAGATCAGTATAACAGATATGCTGTGCAAGCATTGTATCAAAGTAAAAATTATCTGTCTTGATGTTCATAGTACGTAACGTAAACATAACATCAAACATACCATTCTGCATGATCTTCTTAATGTCAGGAGATTCAAGTATCTTTGCTAAACCAATCCAAATCTTTACCTCTTCTTCAGGCGACCAGTAGGCACCTTGATTATTCATCAGCGGAATCGACATACTTTTGATCTTACCTTCAGCATATACTGCAAGAGAAAAGCATGTAATAAACTGCGGGGTTGCTTCAATATCAAAGCCTGCAAATTCTTTGCTCATGACAAGCTCATAGAATTGCATAACCTTTTCAAATCCTGGCTGAATAGTTATCTCTGTATTATCAACCAGCAAATCTGGATCTTCAATGATCTTCAGTGCCTTGGTAAAGTCTGCAATCATTGTATAGAAGTGTACAGGCTTACCAAGAAACGTAGTAAATGATGGATGGAAAGAAAAACCTATGATCTTGCCTGCAAGTTTCTCTTTTAGGTGAGGAAAGTCTTCCGCATGATAGAAAGACCCGCGATACTTTTGAATTGAATCAAACTTAGGTTCGTCTATTAATAACCTCATAGCAGTATCACCGAGCAACATGATAACCTTGCCAGGAAATTCTGCAAGCTCATTGATAAGTTCCAGTTGAAGCTCACCCCATTTAGGATGCCTCCAACCTTTCTCTGTCCAAAGCTTGCTAGTATTATTCTTAGGTAACTTTGCCTTGCATGCACTGGTAAGATAGATTTGATATCTAGCTAATCGAACTGCTGCACATATGCGATTGAATTGTGATCCAACTGGACCCATGAAAGGTTCTCTTTTCAATACTTCAATATCATTGGGTGCATCACCAACCATTGCAATGAGTGCGGTGTTTATGTTATCAGTTGGTGGGCAGTCTACAGCTAGGATATCAAGAGAATTTTTCTTCTGATCCTGTCCTGTTACTGTATCCTTTGGAATTTTCATTATTTTATAACCTATCCTTTTTTAGTTCTCCAGGATTCGGAGCTTTAATTTCCATCTTGCAATCCAAGCAGAGATAGCTTAATATTCTGACTCGATCTGCTTTTAAGATACCTACCTCAAAATTATAATCAGCATCTGCTTTATAGCCATTTGGCCAAGTCTTGATAGCAAACCCTATTTCCAAAGGAACAATGTTCTTATGCAAGCAACAGTATTGGCCTTTGTCCGGTGGCTTATCTTCGGACATTATTTGCCCTGTTTTATATTTTGTCATCTTCTAGTTCCTATTTATACCCTGACTACGCCAAAATCTTTTTAAGGCTAATAATCTATAATAGACTTGATCTGCCCAAGCAAGATTACTTCGTCCTTTTCCCCATAGTCGATGATATCTTTTTGATGTAATTAACATAACCCCCCTGTTTTAAATTCCGCCAACTTCTGCAGAGATTCCAGTAATTTGTTCTAGTCTCTGATAAAATTGTGGAATATATTTTTGTGCTTTATCACATCCAATAGGCATCATCTTGGCTTTAGCCGCAGATATCAAGCAGTTTCCACTACCTGCAAAAGGACTAAGAAAGATAGTGCCTGGCCTACTCATAGCCTTTAAGAAATGATCATACAAAGCAACAGGTTTTTCCCACTGATGAATACGATTAGCAGCGTTCGATGGATTAATGTTTATCGCACTTGGAAGACTCGGAGTATTGAACTGAGCATTTCCTTTTCTGAATACTAAGTACATTTCCCAGTTACTAAATAAAGATTTCTTCGGTTGATTAGTACTTCCACCAGTCTTTGTCCATGAACCTGGCTGCTGAGTAGTAAATCCAGCACTTTTAGCAATTTTGTTAAGCTCTATGTAATGCTCTTTGCCCGTCCAGCATAAAACCCAACTAGCATCCATCATTTTTTCATAGATTACCTGCAAATAATTAAAGTAAAACTCATACAGTTGTTTTTCATCCCAATCAGTTGCCTTACTCTCAATGCCATTTGCCTTACCATAGTTTTCATTAAAACCAATCGCATAAGGCGGATCAAGTTCAACCATTCCAACAGAGTTATTAGGTATTTTATCTAAGAAAGTCTTATAATTCTCTGCAACATAAATCACTTGAACATTCTGAAGTGTTTCTTTCTCTTCCTCAGTAGGTATAGAGCTATCTGCAACAAGTGGTTCAGAAGATTCTTGTGTATCTTTATCTACAACATTTTTTACTAGTCTTTCAGGTGTTTTAGGTTTTGCAATTGCATGAACCACACCTGATTGCAGTGCTTCAATCCTTGACTGTTCTTCTGGACTAAAACTACCCATCCGCTGAATAGCTACAGCCTGATCACCGAGTGCTTTATAAGCCTCTCTTGCACGACCTTTCGTAGTCTGTTGCTTGAGCTGTGGAAATATCTTTAATGCTTCAGCAAATGCCAGATCAGTTGATAATCCACCAATACTACAATGAAGTCTCTTACCAGTCTCACGATAGCCCCAAGATTTACCTTCAGCTTTTGCAGAAGCTATCCAGTAATTATGTAGTTTATATTTGAGTTCAATTTCTTCATGCCAAGCAAACTCTTTGCGATCCATATTGGCAAGCATTTCAATCAATGTATGATCATCTTGAGTAATGC